AAGGATGTGAACTTCCTTGGGCCCAAGTATGGAGTCATGCTTTCCAAGGTCCTGGTGGTTGGTACATCGAAAACTCTCTGACAACTCTGGGACAAAAAGATCCTGTGTCTGAACACAATCGTGTTCTGTGGAACTCTGGATCTGATCGTGATAAGGAGATTGCTCGGAAACAAAAACGCAAACTCTCTTATTACGCCAACATCTATGTGGTGAGTGATCCTGCACACCCTGAGAACGAAGGTCGTGTATTCCTTTATAAATTCGGTAAGAAAATCTTTGACAAGATTACCGAAGCGATGCAACCACAGTTTGCAGATGAGGAAGCTATTAATCCTTTCGACTTCTGGGCTGGTGCTAACTTCAAACTGAAGATCCGTAAGGTCGAAGGTTACTGGAACTATGATAAGTCTGAGTTTGATCGTCCTTCTGCACTTTCGGATGATGATGACAAACTGGAACGCATCTACAAGAACCTGAACGATCTCAATGAGTTCAGTGACGCAAAGAACTTCAAGTCCTATGAAGAACTGAAGAAGCGCCTAGACTACACTCTGGGGGTTCGTGGTGTCCCTAAGAATCAAGACCCTGAAGTAGTTGCAGAAGAAGAAGAGTGGGAAGCCGAACGTCGTGGAGAACCTTCTCCTAAGCGGTCTACTCCTTCCTTTGAAATCTCTAAACCAGTGTCTCGTGATGAGGAAGATGATGAAGATGCAGATGATGCTCTGAGTTACTTTCAAAAACTAGCTGAGAGCTGAAAAATAGTCCGAAAAAAATTCCCTGGCTTTTTTGGAAGCCAGGGTTTTTTTATACTCCAGTAAATTTAGGATTATAAGTTCTCTTTAATTTAGATGAAACTACGTTTTCAGAATCTTTATTATACTTCATAATTTTCTTTAGATCATCAATAATAGTAGAAATATATGATGGTTTTGGTACAATAATTAAAGTTTTTTCTTCGTTTAATCTTAATTCATATTCCAAATTCGTTATCGGTTTGGAAATACCACTACCATTTACACTAATTATATTCAATCCATCTAAGAATTGGAATGGTCTTGTGATTTGTTCTTGCCATGCGGTTCCATTCCATTTCCAAATTTTGTTATTTTGAGTGTAAGTTTCGTCAACTTCTACATTGAGAACCTGTTCTGGTGATATATCAAAAGTTATTGACGGAGGGTTATCATAATTTTCTCCTGGAGAAGTAATTGTAATTGCTGATATTTTTCCATCAACTACTGAAGCAATTCCTGTTGCTCTTGAATAAGTTGGTGCTTGAGCAATCGTGACCGTAGGTGCGATAGTATAACCGAATCCAGCATTAGTAATATTGACAGACAATACAGATCCATCAACTACTGTAGCCGTTGCCGTTGCATTTACTGCTGGATATGGAGCACCAATCGTTACCGATGGGGCTGTCGTGTATCCAAATCCAACTTCGGAAATAGTAATGGAATTAAGAGATCCATTAACTAAGTTTGCGGTTCCTTTAGCTCTGACTTTTATGGAATATTCAAATATAGAATCTCCAGACCCACCAGATACCAATAAGTGTTCTACATCTGAACTTATAAATGCATCGGATGGATTTGGAATTCTATCTCCAACATATAGGAAACTACTGAATGTTAAGGTTGTTAAGTCCCAGGAATTTAAATTAAATTCATATACTGTGGAGTTTGATAGTCCAGTTGCATACATTTTATTTCCACCATTCAAGAAAGAAAATCCAATAATCTCATTGTCTCCTGTTGGTGTTTCTATATTATATGAGGCTACGAAAGATTTCGTTGTAACGTTCCATGCCGATGATAATGTATATTCTTCAATGGAATCTGGGGAGTCCATGTTTAATGAATACATCCTAGAACCATCAGACTTGAATCTAACACCACCAGGAGCTGTCAATGAAGTTTGATTTACATATGTTGCTGTGGATATTGACCATGGTGTGGATAAATTATAAGCAGCAACAAAGAAATTACCACTAAGTCCACCAGTAACAAACATTTTAGTTCCATCTGGACTAAATTCTATTCCAGTACAATAACCGAATACTGCACTAACATCTAATTCATAAGATAAAGAAAGAGTTGTAATATTCCAAGCTGTAGACAACGTAAATTCTTTAATTAGATTTGATCCTATAGTGCTTGCAGTATAGACTTTATATCCATCAGATTTTACATACATCCCTTCTATTTGATTTCCAACAGAAACTGGAGATTGTTCTCTGTAGATGGTATTTGAGATAAAGTTTTGTGGTAAACTGAAGGATACTGATGGGGGAGTTAATCCATATCCACATCCAGAATTAGTAATTTCTACACTTACTACTGTACCTCCAGTGAATTCTGTTTGACCTAGAGAACTAACTCCTACTGCTTGGATTGAAGTTGGAGCCGTTGAAATGGATACTACAGGTACAGATTTATATCCAAATCCAGAAGTTAATGATGTAACAGAAGATACCCTAAAACTTTGAATTCCAACAGATGCTGACGCTGAACTTGTGATGGTGGGCTCTGAGAAGGTTAGTTTTGGTACTTGTTTATAACCAAAACCTTCTTCTATAATATCAATTTCTGTAACTCCACCACTTTCTATAATGCATGAAGTAATTGCAACAACAGGATTTAAATAAATCGGAGGAAATGTGATTCCAGGAGGAGTTTCTGTGATTGTTTCATATTCTGGAGCATTATAAAATGTTTCATCTACAATTAAATCTTTTGGAAGTACAACTCTATTAAATGAATCTCTTAATTCTATAGTTTCATAGTGATGTATCTCCTGTAATGCATCTTCAGTTCCATATTTACTGATTAAATAGTTATTAAACTCATTTACAGTTAATGGCCACTGATCGTAGTAATTGATAATATTATTTGAAACTAAGATAACCCAATCAAGACCTGCATCTCCATATAGTTTTTCTGCTATTTGATCTGGTCTCTCTCCTTCAACAATAGTATAATATTCAAATCCAGCAAAAACTGATATTAAATCTTCTCTTACTTTTACTCTTCTGAATATATTTTTTGCTAAAGTTGTTTCATCATTAGATTTCGTATTTGGAAATCTATTTACATATTCAACGTTTGGTAGTTCTGTAAAGTATGCCATATTAGTAACCTACTGCGTCGTTAGCAACTGGAGAAAGATCTGTTCTTTGTGAGTTGACTGTATCTTGATAATCGACATCATAAATTGGTTCAAGTTCTGCGAATTGTAGGGTTATTCTTGTAGAAACTGGTTGACCTTCATCATATGCAACCCAGAAACCATCTGGGGTATAATCTGTTTGCATAGAAACCAACGCACAAGTCTTAAATCTACTGATTGCTTTATTTTCTCCAGTTGTTGTTTTAAATTCCAATTTGAATACATTTGGAGTTTTAAGAAAATAAGATGCTCCTCCTGCACCTCTACCAGATCTCTTTTTTGGTGACATTCCTTGTTTAAAGAATCTGAGTATTCTCCTAATCATCATCGCTTCATCTCTACTTCTTGCTGTTAGTCTATAACTAACACCAAAAGATCTTAATTGGGGTCCGTTGAATAACAACTCTAAATTATTATTTGGAACAATTCCTGCACCTCTAGCCAATATTGTTTCTATTTCAGTTCCAAATTGAGCCATTTGAAGAAGTTTTTGAACACCAATGGTTCCCATTAAACCTCTCCCTTCTGCTGTGGCACTTGCTTCGTTAAGGAGTTTACCATAAGCAAGTGTTTGACCTCCTGCGGATGCTCCAGATCCTGCTCCACCAGCAACACTGCCGCCCATCTTACTACTAATAAAAGCACCCAACCCAGCGCCAACTAAACCTGCTGCTGCATATTGTCCTGGATTTTTTATGACATCTGCCATCATTCCAGCACTAATATTATTCATTTGATCTGGACCCCATCCAACATCCTTGGTTTCGGAGATACTAGAAGGCATAGGAAAAGTTACAGTTCCTATAACTTTTTCTGGTCTAAAATCACTACCTCTCTGTAAACCATTTTGAATAATACTTGAAAAGTCTCCATTTAGAAGTTGATCTCCAGCTGGAGCAGCATACTCAAATTGACTTATAAAGAGAGTATCCTGTTTCCTGGAATTCATATCAATTGGATACTTCAATCCTTTGAAAAGTAATTTAGCTTCATTTCCAGCTCCATAGTCTTGATTTGCTATTTCTCTTATAGCTTCACTTGGGTTTATTAGTGCTCCAAATGCTGCTCCTATGTTTCCCGGACTTGTAGAATTACTCGAAACACTTTGACTTGGAGTTGATGTACTTTGACCCGGAGGTTGTCCTTGATTCTGTTGTTGGGCCCAAGCAGGTAGAACTAAACCAGCAGAAGTTCCACCTAAAGCCCTAAACGAAGTTCTTACAGAAGTTTGAATATTTTCGTGTATTGTTTGTTGTTCTTGTGAAGATATTGATAAAGAATTGACACTAGAAGAATTCCATTTACCATCCGTATAAATCGCTGGTGTCCCAGTGGCAGCATTTTGTTGAATGAGTTGTACTTCACCAGTACGTTTATTGTACTGTAAATTATAATTTACAGAATTTTTTGTAAAGTATGGTACTGGTGAAATATTTTGATATGTCACTTAAGGTTTACTCCAAGCTTTGTGATTTGGAAATGGTTGACCCCTTGTATCAACAAATTTTTCAGTTGGTAATATTGAAACGGAGGGCCAATCCTTTTCAGGAACTCTCAAAAATCCCCCTCCAACTCCAGAAAAAAAGTAACGATGAATGCTATTACGAGGTACACTTACGGTATCTGAATTATTTATTAGGCTTTTTGCTATTCCTTCCCTATATTGTCTATTAATATAATGCAAATTTATTCCAATGAAATAATTTTTACTGTAACTTACTTCAGTAACATACGTCAATGGTTGAGTATCAAAAAATTTAAGTCCAGGAGTAGATGCTCCGTAGATAAAAAAATACATCTTACCAACTTCTATACCTCCTGTATCCATTTCATTAATATTAAATTGATCCAGTTCACCAAGATACTGTCTTAGTTGTCCAGTATACCAATCATTTTTTACATTTTTTCCTTTGGTTTTTTTAATGAGATCGTATCCAAAACCTTTTCCAGGTTCGAACGTGCCATCGAAACTCATATTCCTAAATCCTCCTCAGTCATGATTCGGAACTCATAATTACGATCTGCACAGAACTCTTTAGCTGCTTTCCATTTTGCTTGGTTTTTTACCCAAGTTTGAACTTTATATGCCCAAGATTTTGTCCTTCTTTTTGGATTTTGTTCTGGCATGTCTACTTCTTTTTTGGGTTTTATTTCTATAACTACTGTTCGTGTATTTCCACTCTTATCTTTATACTTTACAAAAAAATCTGGAAAATATCTATGAACTTTACCATCAAGAGGGCAAAGATATGGAATCCAGAATTCTTCAGATTGCCATTGATTTACATTTTCATTTAAGTCACAATAACGCATGAATTTTCTTTCCCACAAAGAACGATAAACAATATTTGTGGGATCACCTTTATACTTTTTTGGATTTTCTGGACGATATTTTCCTTTATAACTCATATACATACTATAGATCCTTAAGAAATATTTATAGATGGCTGAGCCATTTAGGCCTGATTTCCCAGGTAATCCATATAGAGTTGATCCCATCTATCTTAGGATGACTCTACCAAGAAACACTAGAGATAGTAGAAGTTCTCTTCCTAGTGTTCAAGATCTTTTTGGTGAATTATCAGTTACTAGTCAATTTAAGATCACTCTTTGGTTTGGAGAAAACGTATCTACCGTTGAGTCGGACTCAAATTTAAATTCTTGGTTAGTTTCTTGTGGGATTTTTGACAAGAGTTTAAGTTCACTTCAATATGAATTCATGTGTCATAATGCTATTCTTCCAGGTTCAACCTTATCCACTTTAGAAGAATCTGGAAGTAGACAAGGAGTTATGGAAAGATTTCCAATAATGAGACAATTTCCAGAACTTACTTTAGATTTTTATGTTGATGCGGATTATGGAGTTATTCGTTTATTTGAAGAGTGGATTAATTTTATAAATCCTCTTCATACTGTAAACGGTAAATCTATCAGAGGATCTTCCAGAGGAAGTACAAGTGATGAAGTAAGTTTTGATGATGAAAATTTCTATAGAATGAGGTATCCGAACACCTATAAAAGAAAAATATCAATAACTAAATTTGAGAGAAATGTACAGTTTGATA